AGTGTTCGAGTGACCTCTGGTTATAGATCGGAAGAACTATGCGAGGCGATTGGGTCAAGTAAGACTTCTCAACACGCCAAAGGTGAAGCGGCAGATTTTGAAATAACAGGTATAGACAATAAAGAATTGGCAGAATACATAATAGATAATTTAGATTTTGACCAGATCATATTGGAGTTTTATACAGACGGCGACCCGAATAGTGGTTGGGTACATTGTTCCTATAAAATGCATGGAAACAGAAAACAAGTACTTAGAGCGTCTAGAGTTGACGGAAAAACACATTATACACACGGATTAGCACTTTAAACGCTTGACTTTTGAGTCAATTCCTGTTATACTAGTTATATTATGAGCAAACTAAAAGAATATATGAAGAGTAAGGGTGTCAAGACTTTTACTCATCAACCAGTAGATGAACTACCAAAACTACTAAGAGAAAACATAGACGGTAAAAGATATTATATCTCACCTACAGGTGAGAAGTATCCTTCGATTACAACAGTCTTATCTAAAAATAATAATGAAGGCATAATTGCTTGGCGTAAGAAAGTCGGCGAGGCAAAAGCAAATCATATTGCTAGTGAGGCAGCAAGAAGAGGTACTGCCGTTCACAAACTTATTGAAGATTACTTGAATAACGAAGAACTATCTGATACAAGTGGTGTACTACCTCTTGCTTTATTTACAGTTATGAAAGAAGAACTTGATAAGATTGATAACATACAGATACAAGAAGGTTCAATGTATAGTGATAAGTACAAAGTTGCCGGTCAAGTTGACTGTATTGCTGAATATGATGGCAAGTTATGTGTTATAGACTTCAAGACTTCTACTAGAGAGAAAAAAGAAGAGTGGGTAGAAAACTATTTTATACAAGGTACAGCATATGCTGAAATGTATGAAGAACGATACGGCAAATCAATAGATGATATACTAATATTAGTTGTAACCGAGCAAGGTCTCAATCAAGTATTTCATAAAAAGAAACAAGACTACATACCTAAATTAATAGAGGCAATAGATAACTTCAATGTCGATAATAACACCCAATAAGTTTGCTATTATCATAGAGAATATGGTAAGAAACAAAAAGATGTCTCATTTAGAGGCAGTCTTATCATACTGTAAGGAACATAATGTTGAACCTTCTGGTATGAGTAAGATGATAAACAAGTCTTTAAAAGAAAGACTTGAAGTGAACGCTATGGATTTAAGATTATTAAAAGAAGGCGGTAAAGTAGGCAAGTTACCGGTGTAATGGATGGATTTGATGTCTATAAAATCTACCTTGCAATCAAACTACACTTCACTTCGGAATCGTATGACTACTTCAAGCACAATGGGAAAACTACTGCAAGACTTAACACCTTTACTAAAAGGCGTGATAGATACTTTTTTCACAAGTTGTCTAGGTCTTATTCGAGTAGTGCTTGTGTTGACTATTTTGTTGCTGGATTTATTGGTAGCGATACTGTTTGGATTGGCGATGTGGTTGGAAAGTCTGGTCAAGAAAATTACACCAGATGGCAAAAAAGAATAGAGAGTTTAAGTTATGTATTCGAAGGTGATGTTAATACTTTACTTGAATTCATTGAAGAAAAGAAAATCAAATTTGATGACCTCTTCAAAGTCAAAGACGGACAACATCCCCCATTGGTTAAGTTATATATTGCCAATAAAATAACAATAGAAAGTATGATTATACTAGATGATATACTTAATTATACGAAACAATTTAATAAACAAATAAAAGAGACTGTTATCTGGCCGAAGAAGTATAAATTATTAATGAACTATAAACCATTTTTGAAATACAATACTACAAAAATGAAAATGATTATAAAGAAAAAGATAAATGAGTGAAGCAAACGGATATACAATATGGACTCATGAGCATACCGCTCTAGAGTTATCAAACAAAGTACACGAACTTTCAAACAAGATAAAAAAGATTGAAGAGATCAATAACGAAGATGGTGCTACAGCACTTACGAAACAAGTTTTAATTAAACATATTATAGAAGGTACTGATTATAATGAACCGTACAAAACTTTTAATGTTGATGAAGGTGATGAATGATTACTCAATTATGGGGTGTGCCAGTATATAAACAATCTACTAATCAAACACTATCTACCTTTTCAGACAAAGAACTTGATATTCTAAAAACTACTAGAGAAGAGGATGAGAACGCCAAAGATACGAGGCAAAATCACCCAACACACACCGAAGTAATTAAAACGAACGGCAACATATTAACTAAACCTGGATTAGAACGAGTTAATAGTTTAATAGAGACACACGCTGAAAAATATGCAAGAGAAGTTATATGTATGAAACAAGACATAAAACAAACTTCAAGTTGGTTTACCGTAGCAAATAAAGGTGATTGGCATAGACCACATATTCATAGACACACTTTATTTTCGATATGTTATTATCCTAAAGCATATAGTGGTAATTTAATATTAACTGCTCCTCACAGTAAGAATTCATTTCAACAAGATTATTTTCTAGGATTAGAATATACAGAATACAATGCTTATAATTGTCAGACTTGGTCAATACCAATTACCTCTGGTGATATTGTTATATTTCCTGGTTCGGTAATGCACGGCGCTAGTGAGAACGAAAGTGAGAAAGAACGCTGGATGATTGGTGCCAATTATTGGGTCTCTGGTACCTTGTCTTTTATTGATGAACTAGATACGATTACAATTTAATGCTTGACTATTGGGGTAGAATCTGTTATACTGTATATATTAACAAGGAGAGTTGAATATGTACACACTAGAAAGTGAAAGAAATAGAAGAATTATCTTAACTTCAAATGATAAAGAAGGATTAATAAAAGTTTGTCGAGAACTAAACGAACTCGATCAAAATGCTACAATGGTAGAAACCTTTGCGGTTACTAAAAGTGGTGAAACTATTTATGGCGGACAAGTAAAGTCCTTATAAATAATACTATATTATACACTTTGTGGATAAATTAATACATACAACAATACTTACAAATATAAGGAATATATAAATGAATACAAGTATAGCGGCGCTCAAGCGCTCAAGATCAAACCTAGACGCACTTACTAAAGAACTTAGTGGTGTCGTATCAAATCAATCAAAACAATCTTATGTTGACGACAGGTTCTGGAAACCAGAACTTGATAAAACTGGTAACGGTTATGCCGTTCTCCGTTTTTTACCTGCTGTCAAAGACGAGGACTTACCTTGGGTCAAAATGTGGTCACACGCATTTCAAGGACCTGGTGGTTGGTACATAGAGAATTCTCTAACTACAATGAATCAAAAAGATCCAGTTAGTGAAGAGAACAGTCGTCTCTGGAATACAGGTATCGAAGCAGATAAAGATATTGCAAGAAAGAGAAAAAGAAAACTCTCTTATTTTGCTAATGTTCTTATCGTTTCTGATCCTAAACATCCTGAAAACGAAGGTCAAGTAAAACTATTCAAATTCGGTAAAAAGATTTTTGATAAGATTACTGACAAAATGCAACCTGCTTTTGAAGATGAAAAGGCAATCAACCCATTTGATTTTTGGGAAGGTGCTGACTTCAAATTGAAAATCAGAAAAGTTGATGGGTTCTGGAATTATGATAAATCAGAATTTGATTCAACAAAAGAGATTGCGGAAAATGACGAGGCCATCGAAGGTATATGGTCTAAACAATATCCGCTAAAACCATTTCTAGAAGAGTCTAACTTTAAATCTTATGATGAACTGAAAAGTAAACTTGATAAAGTTTTGACAGGTTCTAGAAATACTGGTACAGTAGAAGATATGGTTACCCCACCTTCCTTATCTGAAACTAAACCAGAACCAGTAGTAAATGAAACAGTAGCGGATTCTTCAGCAGTCGCAAGCGACAATGATGATGAAACGCTGTCTTACTTCAGCAAACTAGCCGAAGAAGAGTAAATTTCTCTCCACCTGTTTTGTTATACTACCGAGGGGCGACCTTAGAGTCGCCCCTTTCTTTTTATAAATATAAATATGACATACTTGGTAAATGATAACTGTATCAAGTGTAAACTTACCGATTGTGTTGAAGTCTGTCCAGTTGACTGCTTTTATGAAGGTGACAATATGCTTGTTATTAATCCTGACGAATGTATAGATTGTGGTATATGTGAACCTGAATGTCCTGTCGGTGCCATTGTAAGTGATAACGGTAATATTGATGATAAGTGGTATAAATTAAATGACAAGTACAGTCAAATCTGGCCAAGAATAACAGAAAAGAAAGATCCTCTACCCGACTGGGAAAAATACGAGAATGAGGAAAACAAACTAGAAAAATACGGACTATGAATAAGTTAAGAAACAACCCAATGGCAAGAGCACTATTGCAAACGAATAGAAGGCGTACTCAAATGGTACCTAATAAAAAGAGACCTAGTCGTGGCAATTTAAAGTATGCAGATTTACATTTGAAAAAACAATGGGAACAAATTTAACAATAGGTATTACATACTACAATCAAATAGAAGCATTTAATCACCTAAAAGAATACTACAAAAATACGAATTGCAAATTTATAATTTGTGATGACGGCTCATCTACACATCCCCTTACAGAAAAAGATATGCCTGATAACTGGTCTTTACTCACAATAGAGGAGGACATAGGTTTTAATAGTGAAGGTGCTAGAAATCTAATAATGAATAATGTACAAACAGAATGGGCATTATTAGTTGATTTAGATTATCTAGTGAAAGATATTGACAAGATAGAGTTAGATAAATTAGATACAGATAAAATATACTCATCTAGTGTAAATCACAATCAATTTATAATATATACAGAATTTTTTAGATTACTAGGTGGATATCCTATCACTGGTGTTTATGGTAAAAACGGAAAAACAGTAGATCAATACTTTTTAAATAAAGCAGAAATCATAGAACTTTCTGAATTATCTTTAATAAGTAATTCGAAATATCCAGGTAGTGTAGGTAATAAGTATAGTGATGGAATATTATTAGGATCAGGTTGCAGTTATACTGATATGAGATATATACCAGAAGGTGAAAATTGGGTGTCGCAATTAGCAGATGATTTAGAAATGTTACCTTTAAATGTGGGACAAACTGGATATGGTAATCAAGCAATATATAATAATATAATAGATAAAATAGCACAATACGAAGATAAGATAGGGTTAGTTGTTGTTGCCTGGTCTGCTTGTGATAGAATTGATATTGAAACTGGTCTTATGCAAAACTTCATAGATTACGGAGAGGCAGGTAAAAGAGATTCTATATGGCCAAGACCTTATCTAAAATATATGGGAAGAAAAGCACAAGAGCAAAACCTGCCGTATCAGGTATCTTCATCAGATTTTTATGATGTAATGTGTGAAGGATTTTCTCACCTATCTTTTGAAGATATGTTAGATGTTCTTATTAATAGATCACTAAGACTTGCCTATGAATTAGAATGTATATGTAAAATGAAAGATATTCCTCTAGTTCAATTTAGAGCATTAGATTATATTCAACCTAATAATGCTGATATATGGGGTAAAGTTGTTCCTGAAAACCTAGATGAAATAGTTAAAAAGATAGTTGAAAAGTCAATGTTTAAACCTAAACTATTGGGATTCGATAGTCTATGGTCTTGGGATAGACATTTAACGACACTAGAAGGAGACGCTGAAGAAAATCCTATATATCGTGTAGGTTATGATACACCTGCTAATCATTGGGTAGGTTATACTGCTAAACTAGACTTTGATTGGCACCCTAACAAACTAGGACATACTGTTATCAAGGAACTGATTAAGACAGCAGATGATGATACATATGTTCGTAAAGAAAGACTAAATAGTTAGTATGGAAACTTTT